GCGGGCGTCTCGGTGATCGGCCTTGGCGTCGGCAACAACCGTCCGCGCTTCCTGATGGATGCGGGAACGTCTGTGACTTACGCTATCTCGGCGGCCGACGCCTATGTTGAAAACCTCGTCTTCGCGGCCGGTCACGCTGATATTGTGGCCTGCTTCGACGTGACGGCGGTTGGCGCGACGATCAAGGCTTGCGAATTCGTCAACAACGTCGTTGACGAGAACTTCAAGAGCGCGATCACCTGTTCCGGCGCGGACAATACGGCGGACATGCTGACGGTTGAGGATTGTTTCTTCTACACCGTCGACGCCGCGACGCTCGGCTTCATCCTGACGACCGGCGACGTGAATCAGGCGAAGGTTCTGCGCAACGTGGTTGTCTCGGAAGGCACTGGCCTTGCGACGCTGATTACCTGCGCGACCGGCAAGGATTTGAAGGGCGTCCGCGTCATGTGGAACTTCCTGTCCTCGAAGGCGACGTCGGGCAATCTGTTCATCTCGAACGACACGGCGAGCCCGAACAACTCCGGCATTATCGCGCACAACCGTTGCCGCCATGCTGACGTGACCGGCGCTCATGCGTTGGGCGCGGTTGGCGGTTGCGGCTTCTTCGACAATCTGTCCTCTTCGACGGATGCGGTCTCGGGCTTCGTCCTGCCTGCCATCGACGTCGACCTCTAAAAAATGGCCCGCCTTACCGAAGGCGAGTCGTATCGCCGCATCAAGCCCGTGGATATTTCCCGCGTTCTTCCGATTGTCGACGACCTTTCATGGTTTCACGTCAATCAGGAAGGCAAAACGCCCGGCTCTTACGGGTGCGATGTGGTGCTGAAGCCTTTCCCAAATCCCGTTGGCGATCTGATCGCCGGGCTCGGGATAGGCGGTCGGCTGGCGCGGGCGATCCTGCGCCGGCTGGAGCCTTTCCAGTCCATTCCCCTGCATACCGATAGATGGATGCCGGAAGGGATGGACTGGCGACGCTTTCAAGTCCCGATTGTCTCTGATCCGTCCATTGTCATGGCGTGGCCGGAACAGGGCGCTAGTGTCTATCTGGAGCCGGGTTATCTGTGGGAAGTCCGCTTTGAAACGCCCCATGAAGTCGTTAACAATTGGGACGGTCGGCGGGTGCATCTCCAGATTGACGCGGTGGACGCGACCATTTGAGCGACGTTCTCGACGCCATCCTTGCGCGCCTCGACGGGCTTCCTGAACAGGAGCGCAAGGAAACTCTCAAGTTGGCCGTGGACGGGGTGAAGGAACTGTTTGTCCCCAATCCTGGCCCGCAAGTCGCCGCGTATTTCTCGGAAGCCGATGAACTGTTCTATGGCGGCGCGGCCGGGTGCGGCAAGTCGGCGCTTCTCGCTGGCATAGCGATCAACAGCCATCGGCGCTCGATCCTGTTCCGTCGTGAATATCCGCAGATCAAGGGCCTCGTCGACGAATGTGCGCGTATTCTTGGTGGGCGCGACGGTTACAACGCGCAAGAGAAAGTCTGGAAGCTCGGGGACGGGCGCGAGTTGGAATTCGGCTCCGTTCCGCACGAAGACGACAAAGAACGGTTTCAGGGAAGGCCGCATGATCTGGTCGCCTTCGATGAGATTTGCCATTTCACCGAAAGCCAGTATCGCTTCCTGATCGGCTGGAACCGCTCGGCCATTGAAGGCCAGCGCTGCCGGGTGGTGGCGGCTGGCAATCCTCCGCTGACGGCTGAGGGCGCGTGGGTGGTTTCGTATTGGCGTCCGTGGCTAGACGCCACGCATCCAAATCCGGCTGCTCCCGGTGAGATACGCTGGTTTACCACGATTGACGGCGAAGATGTCGAAGTCGGCGGTCGCGGCCCGCATGTCATTAACGGGCGGGAAGTTTACGCCCGCTCGAGGACGTTCATTGGCGGGCGTCTGGAGGATAACCCGGACCTGATGCGGTCTGGCTACGCCTCGACGCTGGAAGCCATGCCGGAACCGATGCGAACTATGCTCCGCGAGGGTCGGTTCGATGTCGGGATGCGGGACAATGAGTTTCAAGTTATCCCGACTTCATGGGTGTTGGCGGCACAATCGCGCTGGACGCCGGACGGCGGCAAAGAGTTCGCTATGACCGCGATGGGCTTCGATCCTGCGGGCGGGGGCGATGATGCGGCGGCGCTGGCGTATCGGCATGGCGGATGGGTCGCGCCTCTGGTGACGGATAAGGGCGATGTGACGGCGGATGGCGATTTCTCCGCTAGGGTGATATTCAAGTATCGCAAGGACAATTGCCCTGTCGTAGTGGACATGGGCGGGGGCTACGGCGGCTCGGTGTCGCTGCGGCTGAAAGACAACGGGGTTGTGTGTGCGCCGTTCAACGGGGCCGGGGCGTCGTCAGCGCGGACGCGAGACGGCGCAAACCTGTCATTTCGCAACAAGCGGGCGGAAAGCTGGTGGCGTCTGCGTGAGGCGCTTAACCCTGAGAGTGAGAACGGCGACGCGATTGCCCTGCCGCCTGACCCTGAGTTGCGGGCCGATCTGTGCGCGCCGACGTGGGAACTGTCCGCGAGCGGCATTCTAATCGAGTCGAAGGACGATATTCGCAAGCGGCTTGGTCGGTCGACAAACAAGGGAGATGCGGTGGTCATGGCGCTCTCTGAAGGAACCGCGATAGCCAAGAAGCTTCTGTATGCCGGTCAGCAACGCCCGCAAATGGCGTCTATCGGTTATTCAAAGATCAAGGAAAGGTATCGAGGCAAACGATGAGCGCGATTGGAAGACTGTTCGCCCCCCCTCCCCCTCCCCCGCCGATGCTAATTATGCCGCAGTCGACGCCAGCCGCTACGCCTGCCCCGCCACCTCCTGCCCCTCGAATGCCTGACGCGATGTCACCGGCTCTCAAAGAGGCGGCGATTCAGCGCATGGCGGGTCGTCGACGTGGTCGTTCGTCAACTATTCTCGGGGGCTCCGACGATAGCGGCGGCGGGATGCAGTCCGATTACACCGGCACAAAGTTGGGCGGCTGATGAAAACTAGATGTCGGGAAGTCGTTGAACAAGGCGAGCGGCTGTTCGGCAAACGAACGTCGATCATCTCGCGTTGGCAGGACATTGCCGAGCAATTCTATCCCGAGCGCGCGGATTTTACGACCAAGCACGACTTGGGCGAAGACTTCGCGGGCCATCTCATGTCTGGCTTTCCGGCAATGTGTCGGCGCGACCTCGCCAACCAAATCGGGGCCATGCTGCGCCCGCGTGGTCAGACATGGTTTACGCCGATTACCACGCATGACTGGATTAACGAAGATCAGGACGCGAAACAGTGGCTTGATTATGCGGCGCGGGTTATGCGCGTGGCGATCTATGACACGCAATCCGGGTTCGTGCGGGCGACGCGCGAGGGCGATCACGACTTTGCGACGTTTGGGCAGGCGATTATTCAGGTCGAAAACAATCGAGACCTGTCTGGCCTGCTGTATCGCTGCTGGCATTTGCGGGACGTTGCGTGGTGTGAGAACGCCCATCTGCAAATTGACAAGATCCACCGCAAGCAGAAGCTCGCCGCTCGCGATCTGATCCGACTTTTCAAAGGCAAGGGCGAAATCAGTCCAGCCGTTTATACGGCGGCCGAGAAAGACCCATACAAAGAATTCAATATCCAGCACGTCGTCATGCCTGCCGACGATTACGACATGGAACGCGTCAAGCGGAAGCGGAGGCCGTTTGTGTCGCTTTACGTCGACATGGACAATGAGACTATTCTGGAGGAAGTCCCGGCCAAGCGGACGGGCTATGTGATCCCCCGGTGGCAGACAGTTTCCGGCTCCCAATACGCCCATTCTCCGGCGACGGTGATCGCCATTCCCGACGCCCGAATGCTCCAGCGCATGACGCTGACGCTGCTTGAGGCCGGGGAAAAGATCGTTGATCCGCCGATGATTGCGGTGGGAGAGCATGTGTCGGGCGGGATTAACACATGGGCAGGCGGCGTCACCTATGTAGACGCCGACTATGACGAACGAACCGGCGAAGTCCTGCGTCCGATGTCGACCGACGCCAAGGGGCTGCAATGGGGAACTGACCGCGAATTGCGCGTGCAGGAAATGATTACCCGCGCGTTCTACCTCAACCAAATCCATCTCCCTGACGTGTCGGGCGAGATGACGGCGTATGAGACGCAAAAGCGGGTCGAGGAATACATTCGCAACGCGCTCCCGCTCTTTGAGCCGATGGAAGTCGAGTATAACGGCGGGCTCTGCGACACGACGTTTGAAATGCTGCTGGAGCTTGGCGCGTTCGGCAATCTCTATGACGAAATGCCGGAAATCCTCCAAGGACAGGACATTCGGTTTTCGTTTGAAAGCCCGTTGCAGGCGGCGCAGTCCCGCGCCAATTCGGCGGCATTCCAGCAAACGGCGCAAGTCCTCGCCACGGCGGCGCAACTCGATCCGAATATCCACTACGTCGTCGACCTCGACAAGGCGACGCGCGACGCCATTGAAGGCACGGGCGCTCCGGCCGATTGGCTGGTTCCGAAGGACAAGGCAGACGCCTCGAAGCAACAGGCGTCCGCTGCTCAAGCGCAACAGGCGCAAGACGCCGAGATGATGGGCCAGCTTGGGGCCGGTGCTGAAATCGCCGGAAAGGCAGGCGGGGCGATGCAGGCGATCAATGAAGCCATGATGGGCGGCGCTGCCTGATGGTCAAGCGTATCGTCAACGCGCGCGATCCCGCGCCGCATATTGCCGCGCCGTTGGATCGGTCGGTTGCCGCGTCCATCAAGGCGCTGGCGCGAGGCGAAGCCGCTCCTGAGCAACAGCAATTGGCGCTGAAGTGGATCGTCGAGGCGGCGGCGGGGACGTATGAGAATGTCTATTTTCCCGAGAGCGTCCGGCAATCGGATTTCGCTTCTGGGAAGCGGTTCGTCGGAAACCAGATCGTTGGCATTATCAATATGTTGATGTCTGTGTTCGATGAGAAGAAGTAACCACACAGAAGGATTGATTTATGGTTGACGAAGTGACAGGCAACCCGCCTGACGGCGGCTCTGTCGAGACTGAAGCGCCCGTTTCGACGCCCGCCACGTCCCTGCTCGAAGGCGGCGGCTCTGAAACCCCCGCCCCTGCCGGTTCCGCCGCATGGCCCGAGAACTGGCGCGAGGAATGGGCCGGTGGCGACGACAAGGCGCTCAAGCGTCTGGCTAGGTTCACTGATCCGAAATCGGTCGCCAAGAGCTACTTTGAACTTGAGAAGAAACTTTCGTCGCGTCCGACTATTCCGACGCTTCCAGATGATGCGACCGAAGAACAGGTTGCGGAATATCGCAAGGCCATCGGCGTCCCTGACGAAGGGAAGTATGACGTTGAGTTGGGCGGAGGGTTCGTATGGGCGGACAAGGATAAAGACGTTCTGGAGGATTTCCAGAAGCACGCCTTTGACGCAAACATGCCTGCTGGCGAGTTTAAAAAAGCCCTCGCTTGGTATGCCCAATGGCAGGAAAAGACGCAAAACCAAGTCGCGGAGATGGATTCGAGTTTCCGCGTTCAGTCGGAAGAGGCGTTGCGCGAGGAATGGGGGCCGGATTTCCGGCGCAACATCAACGCCACGGCTTCGCTGTTCTCCGGCATGAAGGATGATGTCAAGAACGCCCTATTTCTGGCCCGTATGCCTGACGGGCGCATGATTGGCGATCATCCCGAAGTCGTCGGCTTCTTTTCCAAGCTGGCGCGGGAACTTAACCCGGCAGCGACGCTGGTCCCGTCATCTGGCGGCGATCCCTCGAAGGGCGTCGACGAAACGATTGCCGCTTACGAAAAGCGCATGGGTGAGGACCGGGCTGGTTGGTTCAAAGACACCAAGTCGCAGGAACATTATTCGCAGCTTTTGGCTGCGCGCGAGAAGATGAAAGCTCGCTGATGCCGCTCAAGAAAGGCAAAAGCAATAAGACTGTGAGCGCAAACATTAGAACGCTCATGCACGAAGGAAGGCCGCAAGATCAAGCGGTTGCCATCGCGCTTTCCAAGGCAGGCAAAAAGAAGCCTGCCAAGAAAAAGTGAATTCCGGGGGCGTTCGCGCCCTCTGATACCTGCGGGCAATAACCGGAAACCCGCCAAGCGGCCCCGGTGAAACCCGCGCAAACCACGCGCAATGTGCGCAAATACTGCCTAAAGGTAAGACCTGATCTGACGGCTTAAAGTAGCGGCCTGCTCCGGCAACAACCCGCGAATAGCTGACGATCAGACAACCGAACCGCAAGGCGCTTCCGAACGAATGGAGGCCCTAGTGGCTGATTCAGCATTCAAAACCATGTATCGTAACGAAGCGATTGCGGGCTTTGAGGTTATGACCTCTTCGCTGCGCCAGTCGACCGTTACGGAAGCAAACTTCTCCGGCAACTCTGCCATCTTCCTTGTCGCCTCGTCTGGCGATGCGACCTATACGACGCGCGGCGTCAATGGTCTCATCCCGGCTCGCGCCGATAGCCTGACGCAGAACACCTGCACGTTGACGGAAAAGCACGATCTTGTTCGCAAGACGGGCTTCAACATCACCAACTCGCAGGGCGATCAGCGGAAGATCATGCAGGACACGACGCTTGGCACGATCAATCGCGCCATCGACAACGAAATCCTGTCTGCTCTTTCCGACTCCACCACGACCATTTCGACGGCTCAGACCATGAGCTTTGAACTGGTCCAGCGCGCCAAAACCAAGCTCGGCAACAACGACATTCCGGTTGAAGACATCGACAACCTGTTTGCCGTCGTTTCGCCTGCCGCGATGGCTTATATTGAACAGGCTCCCGAGTTCTCGAGCCGAGACTATGTGTCGGTCCAGCCGCTCGTTGGTCCGTCGCGTAGGATGCTCCGTTGGGCAGGCTTCAACTGGATCGTCACCAGCTTGATTTCTGGTATCGCGACGTCGGCGGAATACGTCTACTTCTACCATCGCAATGCGATTGGCTCTGCCGCGAACAAGTCCGGTATCGACGCCATGGCCGATTATGACGCGGAACAGGATTACTCCTGGGCTCGCGCCTCGGTCTACTCTGGAGCGAAAATGCTTCAGACCGGCGGTATCGTGAAGGTCACGCATGACGGCAGCGCCTACGCTTAATGGAGGTCTGAACTATGGCTTATGATACTGCAAACCCTCCGAAGTTGCTCGTCGGCGCTTTCAACCGCAATGACGGCCCGTCGCTGTGGGTTTACAAGGACGCCGACGTTGCGTCTGACGTTGATGCTGCTGGCTACTTCACCAATGGCGACGCGCTTGGCATGAAGGTGGGTGACTTCATCCTTCATTACGAGACGGCCACGCCTCTCTGCCATCTGTGGGCGGTTATCACTGTCACGGCTGGCGGCGCGGCTACCGTCTGCGGCACGGGCAACAACGT